CGCGAACGGTCGGGCGATGGGATCGGGAACATACTTCGCATCGAGACTCGAACTGGCTCAGCGCTATGGGAAGCTGAATAACCACATTAACTGGTCTCCTCCCGAGCCGATTCCAGGCGGTCATGCCCGCAACTACTCGTTCGACGGCATCGCGCATGACGGCGACGAACTGCACGGCCCGACAGTTCAGCGCTTTATCGAAGAGATTATGGCTGATGGTGTATCGGTGAAAGCCGACACGGCTAAGCGAGGAACTGCTCGCTTTAGACTTTCCGAACAGGTCGAAGAGCTGCGCGTGGCCGAGGCAGAGGTAGAGGGCATCTACGCGCGCCTGCGTACTTTGACCGAAGACGATCGACGCGGTCCCAAGGGAGCTGAGTTGATCGCGCAAAGAGAAGAAGCCTTGGAGCGCTTAGCTGGCCTAGAGAAAAGTCAACGGCTTGGAGCGGCCATCAGGCGTCGCTTGCCAGGAGGACAGGTGTATGAATGGCAAGAGCAGTTTGTCTCTCAGATCGCCAAGTCGCGACGCGCAGAGGAGTTGGTGGGCTACGTAGACGAACTGATCGACGATCCAGATGTCTTGCTAAGTCATACCATGCCGGCCGACCTGTTCGCAGGTTTGATTCGCAGCAGCGAAGATGCGGAGTTTTTGGCTGACGAGCTTGACTTCGTTGGCAGAAAGATGAGCCGCGAGCCTTATGCAATGCGTGGCATTACGTTCGAGGAAATGAAAGCCTTGGTCGGCGATGGAAGTTTCGAGCACCTGCGCAAGTCAAGCGTCGAACTCGCGCGGCGACTCATCGACCAAGAAAGGCAAATCCTGGATTGGGCTATTCGCCAAGACATTGGGTTTGACCAGAAGCCCCGTCATCACAAGGTTCTGATCGATGCCGATCGCGCTCGCTTCGCTCATGAAAACCGCCTGATGATTGCGCAGAGTCACACCGTTCAGAATGCCTGCCGCAATCTGCCGGAGAACTGCCACGAGTGGATTCGCGAAAACTTAATAGATGACGCTGAATGGTGGAAGAGTGACCGCTTGCAGTTCAAGACTGTGTACAGAGAGCTGACGCAGATGTACCGATCTGCGACCGATAGCTACCCTCTTGCACAGCAAAAAGTCAGCGAGCTGTTGGATTATCACGGAGTGCGCGGGAGCCTCCGAGTTGGCACGGACTTCGATGCTGTCCTTTACAACGGATCGGCGCAATGGGACGAAGGAGTTCTTTACGACCCCCGCAAAGCTGATGTCCAAGCTCGACTGCAAGGCGGTGGCGGACCTCGCAAGCGCCCGTCCAGAAAAGTTCGAGCGCAGTTCGACAACGCCCGCCGCATCCCAAAGACGGTCGGCGATCTGATTAACTACGACCGCCAGATCGATTCCAAAGAGCTGGCCTTGCAGCTTCGTTCGCTGCTCGAACAGGCGGCAGATCTCTACAAGCACGACGTTCCGCCGCGCACTCTCGAGGACGAGTACGACGCCTTCGTCAAAGAGTATCGACTGTTGAGCGAGACGACCGGCATCGCCGGCATCAACGACATTCCGGGCCTCGACGACCCCGCCATCGCAGAGAACATTCGATCCCTCAGCGCTCAGGTGTACGTGCTGCGCGAGGTTCTAGCCAGCGTCGGCCGTGACGTTCTTGAATACGGAGAAGCGCTGCCGAAGGCTGGGCAACGCACAGCAATGGAGCGCGCTCAGATGCTGCGCATGATGCAAGTGCATCAGACCGTGTTCCAAACTGTTAAGCAAGCACAGGCCGAGATCTCGATGGCTCTGCGCTCGCAAGGCATCCGCCCGCGAGGAGACTTGCAAGTTGGCAAGCTGTACGAAGTGAAGACCGATGCCGATGCGATCGACCTCGTCGACGCGCACGGTGGATCGAACGCAGTCGACAAGCGCATCGATCAACAGTTGAGAGTTGCGCAAGCTGAAGCTGCCGTCGGCAATCCCGCCAAGGTGCGCTTCACTCCTTGGGATATGTTGGCCGAGATGGTTCAGAACAACTACTTGTCTGGCCTCAGCAGTATCAACTTGAACGTAACAAGCGGAGCGCTTCGTCTGATTTCGGATCCGATCGAAGACCTCGGCGGCAACTTGGGAATGGCAATCCTTCACGCCATAAAGATGGACTTCGGTGGATCGCGAGCTTCTCTGGAAGAAGTTAAACGAGTTCTCATTGCCGCCGCCATGCTCCCTGTAGATGCGATAGACGCTATCCGCATGACGGCCGTTGCTTTCAAGGGCGACGCTCCGCAGTACCCAGGATCGGCTGCCGCGTGGACCGAGCACGGCCCGGCTTCGAGCGTGCGGGCTTGGTCCGCTGCGGGCCAAGGTCTCGACCCAGCCAAGATGGGAGGTGTCCCGGCCATGGCGCTCAACGGAGTAGGCGCACTTGTCAACCTGCCCAGCCGATTGAACATGACGAGCGATCAGTTCTTCAAGTCGCTCACTGTGCACCGCAACATGCGCATGCACTTCATGAAGCAAGTGGCCGGCGAAGGCTTAACCGGCGTCAAGGCAGCTCGCGAAGTTCGACGCCGCATGAATGAATACTTCGAGCTTAAGGCTGGCTACACCGTCGACGCCATGCGCAGAGAAGCTCGACGTCAAGGTATGGACTCCGGCTTGCAAGGCGATGACCTCAAGAAGTTCGTCGACGGGTTCGTCGCGAAGAACTGGAACGAGCAGAACGCGGAAGCCTTTGAGCGATCCCTCGATAAAGCACACGACGCTACGTTCTCGAATCCGGCTGATCGTAGAAACAAGCCGCTCAAGTCGATCACCGACCGCGCGTTTGGCAGAGGCCTGCGTCGCACCCTCGGCACTGTCGCTCAAGCAATCAGCACGGCTAGACAGAAAAGCAAAGGGGCAAACGTTTTTGCTGCGTTCTATCTGCCCTTTGTGAGCACGCCTACGAACCTGTTGAACTTTACGTTCGACCGATCGCTCGGTCTGGTCAGCGATAGTTTGGCGGTCATCAAAGACAAGATGGCTGGCGAAGCCCTCGACCCCGAGGTAGCCAAAGATCTGATGGGCCGCATGGCTACTGGCGGTTTGCTGGTCAGCCTCGCCGGCCATATGGCTACGTCGAAGGACGACGCCGGTCGACCTCTTCTGACTGGAGCAGCTCCGGCAGATGCAGCCGAGCGCGAGATGTGGAAGGCTCTTGGCATTCAGGCTGACTCGATGCTCATCGACGGTGAATACCTGCGCTTGTCGCAGCTCGACCCGTGGGGCAACTTCTTCTCGACTGCGGCCAACATTGCCACGACTATCGAGAAGCATCCCGAGCTAACCGAGAACGCCTTCGACTTTACGATCGGTTTGGCTACGGCCGTTGCCAACAGCCTTGCCAACAAAAACTATCTCGCTGGCCTTGGCAAGTTGATCGGGCCGCGACGACTGGGCAGCGATGAACCTGAGACAATGGTCGAAGGATTCCAGCGCTCGGTCGCCGGCACGCTTCGCAACGTGGTGCCTTACTCGGCGCTGACTGCGCAGCTCGTCAACCCCAGCATGGACGACAGACAGGTTTACCTAGAAGTCAACAGTGCATGGGACCAGCTCAAGAAAGGCGTCCCGCAGTTCCTCGGCGGTGGCACGCTCCACATGATGCCGAGTCGAGACCCGTTCGGAGTACCTATCACGGCGCCCGGCCACGAAGGATTGCAAGGCATCTCGCCGTTCAAGTTCACCAAAGCTAGTGACGACCGTGTACTCATGGAGATGAATAAGGTGGGCTTCTTCCCCGGCAAGCCGAATCGCAGGTACAAAGGCATCGACCTTACCCAGATCCGCGACAGCCGTGGCAAGCGCACCGCGCACGACGCTTGGTGGGAGCGCATCGGCAAGACCGAGCGACCCGATCCGACTGACAACAGCCGGCGCCCACGCATGATCACTTTGAAGGAAGCCCTTCAGTTGGAGATTGAATCGGACGCATATCAGAGCCTGCCTGCGGAGTCTTGGCGCGGCAACTTGAGCCCGCGCGCTCAACGGCTGTCTTCGATTTACGCTGACTATAGCGGCCAAGCATTCGACGACATCCTCAAAGACGACATCTTCCCCGGCCTTGCGGAAGACGTCGCCGCCGCAGATCTCAACGACGACATCCAGGCCGGCAAGGTTCCTGGACGTGAGCCGACCGACCTCGAACCCCTAATCAACCGCAACAAGTGACACTCGTCAACGACTACACCGTAAGCGGCAGCAACGAGTACAGCGTTCCGTTCGACTACCTTCAGGAGTCGCATGTAGCGGTGTACGTCGGGCCGTCCGCAACCGCTATCACCTCTGACCCCAGCTCGTACAAGCAGACTCTCAACACTGCGTACCAGTTCAAGACGACGAGCACCATCGAGTTCAAGGCGGGCTACCTGCCCACGGGTTCGCAGGTGGTGCGCGTTTCACGAGAGACCCCGTCGACCGCAGCCATTGTCGACTTTCAAGATGGCTCAGTCCTGACCGAGTCGGACCTTGACACCGCCACACGCCAAGCGCTGTACGTGTCAGGCGAAGTCGCGGCTCAGGGACAGATCGACAAGGATGCAATCGACGCCAAGATTGACGCAGCCCTCGGGGACGACGGCACGGCGCCGGCTTCGCCGCAAGTGTGGACGTTCACCGGCGACGGTAGCGACACCACCTTCGCCGTCACGGGGGCTCTGCACGACACCGACGAATACTTCATCGTCTCGGTCAACGGCCTGCTCCAGGATCCTTCGTCGGACTTCAGCGTGTCGAGCGACGTGCTGACGTTCACGACGGCGCCGGCCGCCGCCGCCGACATCGTAGTGCAGAACTTCGGCCGCGTCCGCAACATCGACAATGCGACGACCATTGCAGACGGGGCCGTCGTCTCGGCCGACCTCAACTCTTCGCTGGGTGTGACCGCTGCCGGCGGCGACACCGAGCGCAGCTTCATCGAACGCTTTGGCGACTTCGTCAACGTCAAGGACTACGGCGCCACCGGCGTGGGGACCGACGACCAGACGACCGACATCCAGCAAGCGATTACCGCCGCAGCCGGCAAGGTGATCTACTTCCCGCCCGGCACCTACAAGGTGACGAGTGACATCACGATCAGCAGCAGCGCAACGGTGCTGCGCGGCGACGGCCCCTCTTCGGTCCTGAAGATGAACAACTGTAGCCTGATCGTCGACGCTACCTCGGCGACAGTTTCCGACGTCCAGATTCAGGACATGAAGCTGACCGTCGAGGGCACGATCCAGAACACGCTGGAGCTGACAGGTGACGCAAATAGTGACTTCACTGTCGACCGCTTCCGCATGCGCAACACGATCGTGGAGAACAGTGCCCAGACCAACTCGTGCGTGAAGTGCGACTCGGTCAACCACGCGCTGTTCCTCGACTGCACCTTCACGGCCGGCGACGTAGCTGTCGACGCCAACCCTGCGGCCAACGACTACGGCCTGCGCAACACGGCGTTCATGAACTGCACGTTCGACGACAACGTCACAGCAGTCGACGCGATCGGGCACCAGTCCCTGACGTTCCTGTCGTGCGCGTTCCTCAACACTGACGAGAAGGCTATCTACCTGCGCGACGCAGGCAAGCAGTGCAGCGTCATCAGTTGCTTCTTCAATGACGACGACAGCGGCAGCACGACCGACGCATTCATCGTCGCCGGCCAGACCGGCCTCGCGTCTCCGGTGACGAGCGTCAACCTGACGATCAGCGGTTGTCGCTTCGTCGACGGTGG